TAGCTCAATTCTTTGCATTGACGATTCTGTTGCTGCTGATATCGCACCACTTGTTACATGCGAGGTTAAAACATCAGGATTAAGTCCTTGTGTCATTTTAGACACCCCACTTCTCTCTTCTCTAATACCATCAAGGTATTGCACCATTTGAAAAGCATAAGGTTGTATTTGTGGTGTCGGCAAAGCAGTTACAGCATTTGGACTTCTCATACGCACAATACCACCAGGCCTTGATGTGAGTAAGTCGTCTAACTCTACTTGTCCTGCAAGGACTGCGTATCTTGCGTTGTTAGTTAGATACATATTGTCTAACAAGTTTCTAACAATCGTTGATTTAATCAACTGTATGTCTGCAACTGTATCAGCAATACTCATGCCGTAAAACTTATGTGGTATTGGTAGTGGACAGATAGCCGAGAAAGGAATCATGTCTACTTCTACATTATCGAGTATGTATTTACCACCTTTAGTTATCTTGCGTAACTCTGCTATACCATCGCCATCAAAGTCTATACGAATGTAACATTCATCAATCCAAACCTTTTTAGACGGGCCTTCACCCTCTGATGGTGGTACTGAATCATCATCGTAACTAAACCTTGCAAGCCTCTCCTCGTTAAGTTCAGCGTCTGAGTTGTTATAACTTGGTATTTCATCGAGTAATTTAGCATCAAAGCCCTCTTGTATTAGCTCACTTACGCTTTTTTTGACTCTGTGGCAGACAAAATCTGCATCAAGTAAATCTGTTGCTCTTCTTGATACCAAAAACTCTTCAGGTGGCACAGACAATACTCTTACTTGACCACCAACTTTAGTTCTTTTAACTTTTACATCGTGTTTGACAACTTGTGGTGATAACATCATGCCGTTATCATCAACTTGTGCCTCTTGCACGATCTCCTCTGTGTGTTGTAAAACCTCTAAATCGTCATTTGCAAGGATAGCCTGATATTCAATTTCAGTCAGATTGGTATAATCTTCTTTGGTAACCTCTGTTTTTTCTTCCCAATAATGCTTGATAATGCCTGTTTTGCTAATAAGTGCGTCTTTGAAGGCATCATACAGCACTTTAAAACCATTGTTTTGTCTGTTAAAAACATAATTGACATAATTGGTAGCTTGCTCTGCCATTTGCACATCTTCAGGGCCTTGTGGCTCAAACTCTGCAATATTGTGATGTGTGGTAAAGATACGCATAAGACTTGGCATAATATACTCAACTGTATCTCTAACATCGGTTGTTACAATCTCTGATCTGCCATCAATCTCATTACCAAACTTCTCACCAAGATAATACTTCATTGAATCTTCTCTTTGGCTTGAAAGCTCACTATTTGCATAGCCTGTTGCAGCTTCAATTTGTGTAGATAAATGAGAAACTAGCTCATTTTCTGTCATTTTTCTTGGTTTTTTTGCCATCAGATTCCTTTTTTTCTAAATTTTTTAATTTTTCTCCGAGTTCAATAATTTTGATCTCTAAGTCTTGTATTTTAAATGCCATCGAAGTTGGCGTTCTGCAAAGCGGTGGTTTTTCGTCTGTCATTTTCTATTTTTTTTATAGTTTGCTGCTCTAAACCTAGATGGTGGTTTTGGCCCACTTTCGAGAAATCTG